ATAGTTTTTTTGTGTCGGTTGTATATATTGGTTCACCAGCAGCTGGCGTAACTGTTTGGCGTTCGGCATCCGTACCGCGTCTCAATTTTAAAGGCATTTACATCTCCTAGAATACTTCTATGCTAGTATTTATGCCTTATTTGTGTTTTTTGAGGAATGTCTTTGTTCTTTTTTGTATATCTTGCTTGACTTTTGGTGTATCAATACTAAAGTCTATACTTTTAATTACATTATCGTATTGTTTAAAAAAGGAATCAAGTGACTCTTCTAAAGAATTTGTATCTTCGTATTTGTGACGCTCGAGTCGTACGTCAATCGTAAATATTTTTCCATTATTGAAAAATACATTAATATTACTAATGTAATCAATTGGCACAGAGCGTATCTCAACATCGTTAAATACCTCTGGCCAATGATTTACTATTTCTGGTGGTAGCTTTTGCGTTTTGTTAGTCACTAACTTCTTCAGCTTTTCTTTTCTTTTTAGTAGGAACAAGATCTTCCGCTTGCTCTCTAAGCTTTTTTGCTTCTTTAAATAAAGCATCGGCTTGTGACCGATATGAAGCTGCCAACTCATCGTCAGTTAATACTTCGTTTTGAGTTGTTTCTGCTACTGGTTGTTCAGTGCTAGTTTCTTTCTCTTGAGGGTTGCTAGTTGGCTTCATAGCTAGTTCTTCAAGAGTAACACCTTTCTGTTGAGCAATGAGATTATTTAGTTCACTAAGTAAAATTGTAGTAGTACGGTTAGGTACTAATTCAATTTCAGTAGTGGGCATCTTCATTAACTTACCAGTAGTATGAAATGCGGCTAACATAGGGCGTCCGTCTGGCAGTACTGTACGAGACATTACATCTGCCATTTCGTTCGCTTGCTGTCCAGCTTCTGATTCTACTGCATTCATTAGTGTGTCGTGCTCGTCGGAGTTCAAAGTCTCCGACGCCACAACTATACAGTTATCAGGTTCACCTGGTACAACTCTATAAGCAACTACTACACGTCTTTTGCTTTTAACAAGGCGCCCAACGTGTTTTAAATTACTCATTTATGCACCTGTACCTTCAGCAGCAGCCTGTGCTTGCTGTGATGCTGCAATCGCTGCTAGAAACTGCTCTAGCTTTGTATATGTAGCACCTACTGTTGTCATTTCGTTTGGACGAAATGCACCACGCTGACTTGCAACGTCAATGATTACTTTTAATGCTTGTAGATCTTGTACTGTTAGATCTGCTGGACCACCTGCAGGTGCTTCTGCGGCAGTTGCGGTTGCGTCAGCTGTTTCTGCTGCTGCGGTTTCCATTTGTTCTTCCATTGTATTGGTTCCTTCTGTTGTTGTGTCCAATGTTGTTTCTTCTGCTGTAGTTGTTTTAGCCATATCGTTGTCTCCTTTATTAATAGTAATTATCTATAGCTTGTTAATTGTATTTTAAATATGGACAGGCTAACATAAAGTAAGATAGTTCTTTCGGGTCCTCAAAGCCTATGCGGATGTTTTCATTTATAGATCTTTCAACATCTAAGCTTATTGATTTACCTAAATAGTATCTACCTTTACAGTTAGTTTCTATCCATTTTGTTAGTGCATCCTTTAAATTATATGTAAAATGGATAACACTATAGTCGAAATGCTCTGGCGGAAAATGGCACCTTCGCATATCGAACACATTATAGACGTTAGGTTTGTCTAATGTTTCTGTCACTACACAGCCTCATCGTAGTGCAATGTTTGACCAAACGGGCCTTCTAAGCCTTTATCGTGGTGACTATGAACTAAAAAGATTGTATCACAGTAGTCTGGATCACCCCAGCTATCCCAAGCATAGCCGTCTGTAAACATAATAAATTTCTTAGGAGTAATATCCTGTTCTTTCATATAATGCCAGTTAGCCATAAAGTCAGTGCCACCGCCACCGATAACTTCGTACTCAGATAAGTCTTCTCCATTGTCGGAAGTAAAGTCTTGTTCGTTGTAAACTTTAGTATCAAAGCACCATACTTTAATTTTATAGTCTCTAAATTCTTCCATAATACCTTTTATTTCACTAAGAAAGTCTTTGGCTTGCTCGTCACCTATAGAACCACTCATATCAATACTAACACAAATATCTAAAGATTCTTGGAAGTCTAGACCTGGAAGTATAGCACCAGTATGCCAGCTTTTGCGGTTAGGGCGTTGGAAAGTAAAATCATCTTTGATTGTACTTTGTATTTGCTGCCGGATAATCTCACGCCAGTTCATCTTAGGCTCTGTAAGCTCTTTAATCATACGTGCAACGCCTGCAGGTGTATTGCCTGCGCCTGCAGATTGAGCAGCTGAAATCATGTTCTCTTTGATTTCGTCTCTAATCTGCTTTAGTTCTTCTTTAGTGTAACTAGGACGACCTTCACCTTCACTATCTCCGCCTTCTTTACCTTTGCCTTCACCGTTGTCGCCATCGCCTTCTTCCCAGTCGATATGTTCATCTAACATTTCGCCTAGTTGCTTTAAATACTCTTCACCGTTCTTTTTAGCTTCTTCATATAAGTCATCGTATACTTCTTCTGAAGTCCAATTCTCATATTTAAAGTCTTGGTAACAGTCTACAATTGAAGGCTTCTTACCAATACGATCACGTACTAGTAAGTTATTTACAATGTAATCTGCTGAGATGTTATAAAGCATTGGGTTGCGATCTTCTCTACGAATAAGATGATCAAATACGCAATGTAAAATTTCGTGTGCAATAACAAATTCTACTTCTTTATTGTCCATTGCATTAAAGAATTGAGTATTAAAATAAAGGTTGCGACCATCGACAGCCGCAGTGCCTAACCACTCATCTGCCGCAACAATACGTAGACGAGTGGCCATATTACCAAAGAAAGGATGTCGTAGGAGTAAACCAATTCTTGCTGTAATAATACGATCCATAACTTCTTCACGCATTACTTTTAGTTCAGATTCGGTGATGTCAGGGTTTGGAGCCCAACCTTTAGTTTTGCTTGCAGTATCTTTTACTGCCATTGTAAAACTATCACTTCCAAATGGATAAGACATTGTTTACTCCTCTACAACTGTTTTATTATAGCAATATTTATAGGCATTGTCAACCAAAAAATATAAGATCGACTACGCTCCTTGAGCTGCCTTAATATATTTGCCATAGCGATCGTGGAATTCATCGAAACATTCGACGGCATCCGGATCAATCGGTAATCCGTATTGTGTAAGAGCAAGCTTGATACCCATAACAACTAGTTCTGTATCAAAGTTATCCATTGAGAACCGCAAAAAGTTGTTTACTTTGTCGTCAAACTTTTTGTCATTCTTATCAGATGCGTCTTTAAGCTCATAGCACAGTGAAACAGTTAAAGAGTACATAGCACTAATTTCTTTAGTTTTAAGTTCTTTAACTTTACCAATTAAGATATCTGACGGATTAGGCATTGAACTAGCAATTTTACGGTGTGCCATAAATTTTACAGCAAGACCTTCTCCAACTGTACCTGCTACAAGATCAGTTGTAGTGATGTCATCTTCTTCTTCGTCTTCGAGCAGCTCCGATACAAATGTCCAAGTACGAGGAGTAGCAAAAGAACGACTCGGTGACTTAGGATCAAATGTATATAAGTCTTGTTTTGCAAATTGCAAGTAGCCTATAACGTCAGATTGAATGTTTTTTGCAACAGCCCATTCAAACCAATCATCAAAGTCTACTTGCAATTCTAAATGTACGAAGCGATTAGCCAATGGAGCAGGCATACGATATGTAACGCCTTTGTCTGCTTCGCGGTTACCTGCTGCAACAATCATTACGTTGTCAGGCAGTTTATATTGTCCTACTTTACGATTTAGAATAAGCTGATAAGCAGCCGCTTGCACACTTGGTGCAGCACTATTCATTTCATCTAAAAACAGAACAATGTTGTCATAGGCACTAGCCATCTCTTCGTCTGGAAGTTCGCTTGGCGCACCCCAAACCATTTTGTTTTGATTACTATCAAAGTATGGAATACCTTTAATATCTGTAGGTTCCCAAAGAGATAAACGAATATCAATTAAGTGAGAGTTTGGAAGATCATTTGTAATTTGTTCAACTACTTCTGACTTGCCGATGCCGGGAGGCCCCCACAAAAAGACAGGACGTTTTTTACGTAGTGCTCTACGAATGCTATTTTTTGCTTTGTTAGGAGTTACTGTGCGGTTTAATACTTCTGACATAATAAAGCCCTCTTTGTTTGCTGTTATACATATAATATAGCATCTAATAACATAAAGTCAACCGTTTTCATCTATCTTCATAGCTTTATTTAGACCGTATTTTCTTAAGTCTCCGGAGAAAAGAGTTAGTTCGACTGCTTTCTTTTCGTTCGTTACTGTTATACTACGATTAGTAAGATAGTATGGACAGTCGATGAATTTATCTAGATAGATAATAACCTGCGTAGTAAGAGGCATTTCGACTGGATACGGAATGTCATATGTCGTAAGGCCAATTTCTTGTATAGTTTCATAACCAAGTTGTGTAAGTCTAAGACCACCATTGTTTTTTTCTCTAGTGTTCTGCCACCACAACGGCATATACTCTTTAACCGCAACATCATTGCAAGTCTTTCCGAGTTCTTTCAAGAATATTTTAGTGTAAGTTTCTTTCCAGTTCATTCTTCGTGTACTATTTCACCGTCGGTCAGCTTGTGAACGTTAAAATCATTACATTCAAACATTTCATTTAGTTTGTTAGCTAAATTATGAGCATGACCAGGATTAGAAAAAGACACTTTCTTGTACTTAGGACCTGGATAGTTTGTAAGCATATTCGAACTTTTTAAATTAAAGGGTTTGTTCAAATAGAACACAGCCCAAATAGCTTCAGCCTCGAGGATCTGTTCACACTTATAAGTTGTATTATCAGTGTGTTCTAAAATTACATTTGGCTTGGGTCTACTCAAGTCCGAATTCTCCTCAGCATATACATTATTTAGCATATTCTCAAGGATTTCGTCTTCTACTTCATCTAGTTCAATTGAAATTCGTGCCGCCATCTACTCTTACCTCTATTATCTCTTCAGTTTCGTTTGACGTTTTATTTAATAAAAGTTCTTCGAGGTCGCCATTTAATCTGGCCATAATTTCGCCAAGTGTAAATGCAAGTGTCTTTGCTTGCTGTATATTAACTTTAATTTCTTTTGCACCACTTGCCTCTGCACCCTTTACAACTTGTATAAACTGTTGCACAGGCATTGTGTTTAATGGAGTTTTACTTTGCATTCCAAAGTGCTTCTTTCATCGATGATTCAGTCTTAAAAGGACCTTTAGAAATATAACGTTCGATGGTAATTAGTTTAGGACAAAACGATTTTACCCAACCCTTATCAAACTTAATAATATAATAACCAGCACAATATAAGCTTTTAGATTTTTCACTTTTTGTGAACAACGGCAGTTGTCTTTTTACATCATACATTGTATTATATGGTGTAACACTTGTAGGATAACCATGCACTTCTAATTCTGTTGTAGGTGAATCAGAAATTGTTACACCTGTAGAAAGATCAATTCCTAATACTTCTTTAATTTCAGATTGTGAGTTTAAAAATTTAGTTTCTTTAGGACTTGCAAATACATATCTCTCTTCGTCCCAAGACAGCGTACCTACTTGTACACCTTCTTTTTCTAATATCCAAAACTTATCTTGTAATAAAGCTTTTACTTCCATTTATTTAATATACCTCGCTTGTAAGGGTTCAGCAAAACTTGCAGCTTGATCTGCAATACGTTGCATATCCCACTTTGCGCAAAATTTCATAAGTCTCATACCAACTTGTGAAACATTCTTGCTTTCTACGTTGTTAATTTCTTCGTTAATAATTGCTCTAATGTCTGCAGGTTGCGCAGTTAAATCACATAGTGTAACATTACGTGTATAGTCATCTAGTACACGATGTTCTTCACCTTTATGATCTACCCAACGCTGTAACATCATGTTATTCCAGTTAAAGCCTTTAGTATTCTTATCTTCAAATGCTTCAATAAGACCTACTTTGTTTTTAGTGCCTTTCTTACGTACACCTGGATATGCACTAAACACATTGTCGCTAGTGTCGCCGCGCATACACTTTTCAAACAACATGAATTCAGGATCAGGAGCA